TGTTAGAGAATTTCACTGGTAAGGCTGCTCAGATACATTTTAGCTTTCATCCTAAGTGTAAGAATAAGAGTGAAGCTTGTAAATTGACGTTAGATACTTGTTTTAAATCGTTTGACACTATCTTTGGGTTGACTCCTGTAGGTAATAGAGTAGCTTGTGTCTTTGCTCTTAGGAATGGCTTTAAGAAACTAGGTATACTACCTAGTGGTTGTATGTATATGGGAGAGATTGTGGATGCTCAAATATCAATAGCTGTAAAGGAGTTAGTATAATGGGTTCAGCAGGACAAGATTACGGTTCTAGTAACTACGGTGCTGGGCAGGCTGCTTATGCTTCTGGTGCTGGGATGACCGCAGATCCTAGCCATCCTGAATATAGCTATTATAAGGCTGGTTATGACTCGGCTGCTGCTGCTAAAGAGCAGGAGATGGCTATGTGGGGAATGATGGAGAGTATGATGAATCGTGGGGCCAGCCCTCCTTCTTCTAGTTCTAGTACTTCTACCTACGATCCTGCTGCTGCTCAGGCTGAAGCTGATGAGAGGGCTAGATTAGCACAAGGCGGAAGAGATAGAGATAATCTTTACTCAAGCTACATGGATGCCGCTGGAAATGCTACTGATACTATCAATAAGCAGATTTCTGGTGAGAGGTCTAATGCTGCTCTTCTTGGTATTGACTATAATGTAACTAATGACCAGAAGACACAACGAATTAATGACTACTTTGGCTCTATCTGGGGCGCTGGTGAACAAACTCAGCTCGAACAGTTGATGGGTAACTTCGGTAACCCAGCAGGATTTACTGACTTTCTCGTTACAAGAGGTGATGGTAGTAATGTTAAGGACACCACTGGTGCTCCTGGAACAGAGACTGTAGTGGCTTCCAGAGGTATGAAGCCGACTATTGCTGAAGAAGAAGAAACTTTAGGTAGCGCAGCTACCATATTAGGATAGGTGACGACATTGGGCGGAAAAGGCGGAAGTATACCACCAGCAGTATCTCCTGCTGACAACAGTGGTATGGAAATGATGATGCAAATGATGATGGGGATGATGGAGTCTAATAACTCTGCCCCTGAACAACCTGTTGCACCTATTATTCCTGAAGTAACTGAGACAGAAGACATAGATTGGAAAGCAAAGCATGACGAGCTTGCAGCTAAGATGGAAGCGGAGTATGATGCTGAGTTAGAAGGTGCTAAAGGTACTGAAGATACTGTGCATACTTCTCCCCTCTTAGACGAAGAAGATACTACAGATCAGAGTATTATAGCTGGTACTGTACCAGATGCTAACCTTCCCACTGTACCAGATGCTAACCTTCCCACTGTACTAACTGACGAAGATGCCTAATAAATACGATTATACTTCTGTTATGTCCTTGTATGAAGATGCTAGGATGGAGAGAACTGATTGGGAAGCTGAGTGGAGACAGATCTCTGACTTCTTACTTCCTGGCAGGGGTATATATCAGACCTATACTAAGCCTCGTAAGAGAAAGCTTACTACTCGTAACGTGATTAATACCGTTGCTGAGGATGCTCTCTATGTACTTACGTCAGGTATGCATGGTGCTTTGACTAGTCCTAGTAGACCTTGGTTTAGTTTAGATTGGGAAGATTCTCGTATAACTAAGATAGAGCAGTTGAAAGCATGGTTGCAGGATTGTACCAAGAAGCAACATATGGCTTTCCATGCTTCTAACTTCTATAGTATTATAAACAGTTTTTATACAGAACTCATCGGGTTCGGTACTGCTTGTGTATATGTTGGTGAAGACTCGGAATCGTCCTCCTCCCCGTTCCGATTCGAGACACTCACCGCAGGTGAATATGCTTTCAGTGTCGGAGCTGATGGTCTTATGGCTACTTTCTTCAGAACTGTCTTTATGACTGAGCGACAGATGGTGGAAAGGTTCCCTAAGACTGTGTCTAAGAAAGTTAAAGACAGAGTTAAGCGAGGAGAGACTGGTATAGATCGGTCTGACCTTGCTGTAGTAGAGTTTGTTGTACGATCTCCTTATAAAGATAAGCCTATTACTCGTATGTACTTCGAGACAGCTTCTACTCTTAGACAGACCAAGCCTAATCCAGAGCAGAAACCATTAGAAGTAAGTGGGTACTATGAGTTCCCTTACATGGTTGCTAGATGGAGCACGATTGGTTCTGACATTTATGGGGTAGGGCCAGGAAGTAGAGCGCTTCCAGACATTAAGAGACTGCAAGAGATGGAGAAAGCTTTTCTTATGGCAACCCATAAGAGTATTAATCCACCTCTTAATGCACCTGCAAGAATGAGAGGTAAGCTTAATACATTACCTGGGGGTTACAACTACTACGCTAACCAGAATGAAACTGTTAGTGAGATATATAGAGTTAACTTCGATTACAATGGAGTCAGCAATGCCGTTGAAAGAGTCGAGCAACGTATCCAGCGTAACTTCTTTAATGATATATTTCTAACAGCTAGTAGAGATCCTAACGCATCCCCTCTTAAAGCTACTCAGGTTAACGTACAGGAGCAAGAGAAGATGCTTCGTATGGGGCCAGTAGTAGAGAGATTACAGCACGAGTTCTTCTACCCATTAGTGGACAGATGTTTTAACATAATGTTAAGGAAGGAAAAGTTTGAACCCCTATCCCCCGAACTGGCAGATATGGCAGGAGACTTTAGTATTTCTCTTATTAGTCCTCTCGCTACTGCCCAAAGATCAGTAGCACTTGGTGGTATTCAAGCATTCATGGGCTTTGTAGGACAGACAGCACAGTTCGATCCTTCTGTATTAGACAACGTAGACTCTGACAAAGCTGTTAGAGAATATGCTGACATAACAGGAGTGGATATAGGCGTACTTAGACCTAGTGACGGTGTTGCTAAAATAAGAGATGATAGAGCTAAAGCTCAAGCAGCTAAAGCAAAGCAGGAACAGGCTATGCAAGCTGCTCAAGTACAAGGTTCTGTAGGTATGCAAGATTCAGCAGCTAGAAAGACTTCTGCTGAAGCTGGACAGATTAACATGGAGACTACTCAGTTAGCTCAAGAGTTGGGAATGTAATGGCTACAATAATTACAAAATCCAGCGTTAAATCGCCTCTGGTAACAATGCTAAGTGACCCAGACTTAGAGGGGTACACAGAAAAATTTGTTATACCTTCAGCAGGTAGTGGGGCTACAATAGGGAATGGCATTGATTTGAGTAAGCAAAGCCCTAAAGACCTACTTATGGCAGGGGTGTCCACTCAGATAGTATATAAAATTAAAAAATCTGGGTTATATGGAAAAAAGGGGGCAGAGGCCAGTAAGGTTCTTGCACTTTTAGGCAACTTTCTTACACCAGAAGAAGTTATAGAGCTATCAAATAAAGTTACTGAGAGATCTGCACAAGCGGTTAGGAGCTCTTTTGGGGCAGGAAAATGGAAATCTTTCACCCCCAGTCAGCAAGCTATAGCTATAGGTATAGCTCATCAGTACGGTCTGGAGGGTTTTAAGAAAACAAACTCGTTCAAACAGTTCCAGACCAGTGACTGGTCTGGGCTGAAAACAAACCTATCTAATTGGGGAGATACCTCAAAAGGTGTATCTGATTCTATAAATAAAAGATACGGCAGATTGGCTAGTAAAATTAAACCAGTTCAGCAGTCTACAAGAATGGCCTATCCATGAAGTATCTGATAGTATAGAAGGAGATGTAAATTAATGGCTAGGAATAAAACAGAAGATGAAAAAAGTCACTCACATCTCTTGGGATGTATGCGAGAAGTGCTCAGATCAGAACAAGGTAAGGATGTTATCTGGAACATACTCGGCATGTGTCAATTGTACTCAGAGTCTTTTACAGGTAACAGTACAACCTTTTATAATGAAGGAAAGAGGGCAGTTGGTTTGGAAATACTCCAACTGTTAGAGGACGTAAACCCAGCAGCTTATGCTGACCTATTAATACACCAACAGAGGAAAGAGAAATGAGCGATGAAGCCCCCGTTACACCTACACAGACTACGGAGTCTTCTGCACCTGTAGCACCAGTTACACCAGTTGTAGAAGCAGCACCAGTGGTAGAACCACAAACACCAGCTACACCGGAACCAGTTGGTACACCAGCTCCGAGTGCTACAGTTCCAGAGGCAGCAGTAGCAGCCCCAGTAGAACGGGTAGTTCCAGCAGCAGACGAGTACACTGCTCCAGAATTTATACCTCAACAGTTGAAAGAGTTCGCTAACTCTAATGGCTTTACTCAAGATCAGTTTGATAAAACCATTAGTCAGTTTGGAGGCATGATGCAGACTAACGCAGCAGCCGAAAAGACTGCTGTTAGAGCACAGGGAGATGCACTACTTACAACTTGGGGAGCCGAAAAGGATACCAATCTTAGTCTGGTTAGAAGGGCCTTAGCTCAGACTGACCCTACAGGAGAGGTAACTAAACTGTTGAACTCTACAGGATTTGGCAATCACCCTACTGTTTTAAACTACTTGCTAGAACAAGGCAAGGCGCTACAGGAAGGTGGGTTTTTAAAGAGTAATACTAATACTACGGTGAACAAGGCTTCAGATAGAGCACATCGTATGTATCCTAATGATGTTCCTGCGAATACTCGCAGCTAATAGGAGATTTAACAATGGCGTATGATCCCACAGGCTCTTGGCCGACCCTGTCAGTACTCACCAAACAACTTGACCCAGACGGAACCCTCGGAGACGTAGGGGAACTTCTTAATGAAACTAATGAGATTCTGGATGACATGCCCTTCTACGAGGCAAACGAAACCACTTCTCACACGCATACCGTGGATGCTACTATTCCTTCCGGTACTTGGCGTAAACTTAACTACGGTATTAAGCCTAAGCATGGAACCACCGCTCAGGTATCTGATACTATCGGGCTTCTTGAGCAACGCTCTGAAGTAGATGTGGTACTTGCTCGTATGTCTAAGGATGTAGCTAAGTTCCGTATGAACGAAGACAGACGTATTATTGAAGGTCTTAATCAGCAGCTTGCAGACATGCTCTTTTATGGTGACTCTGTAACTACTCCTGAAGGTTTTCTTGGTGTTGCTCCTCGTTATGATGTACTGGGACAACCTGCTGGCAAGCCAACTGCTAACACTCAGGGTATGGATCACGTACTCTCCCTTGGTGGAACTACTGCTGCTAAACAGTCTTCTATCTACCTTGTAGGTTGGGGCGAGAACTCTGTATTCGGTATCTATCCACAAGGTTCTAAAGCTGGTCTTGAGAACCAAGACCTCGGTGAGATCGACTGCCGGGACGCGGATGGTGGAGTCTTTCGTGGACTTGCTACCCATTACCGTATCCAGCAGGGCTTGGCTGTAAAGGATTGGCGTTACATCGTTCGTATTGCTAACGTAGAAGTTGGTGCTATTATTGACGAAGCCGCAATTAATGACATCATCGATGCTATGATTGACGCTACTAATGCTATTCCTTCTCTCGGTTCTTGTCGTCCTTGTTTCTATATGAACCGTCAGGTGCGAAGCCGTCTTGAGAAAGCTATGTACCGCAAGTCTAACATGGCTCTTAACTTGAGCGATGTATATGGCATCCAGAATCAGTTGAACATCTCTGGTATCCCTCTTAAAAACTCTGATGCTCTTCTTACTACAGAAGCCATCGTAACCGCATAAGGAGCATATTCTCATGGCTATTCTTGATAATGAACTCGCTATTGCTACTACGGTAGCTGTAGATCTGGGGGTTTCCGGTGCTGGGAATCCAATTAAACTGCAAGCAGCAGGAGTTACTACTACTGTAGTTGTAACTTCCAGTGCTACTGTAGGTGGCACTTATGCTGGCTCTACTACATTTACTTGTGGTGGTGCTGACTTTGTAGAGTGTCAACTGCCTAGCTATACTAAGCAGTTTATCAAATGTGTTTTTGCTGATGGTTCTGTTGAGGTAATCCTCAACTGCGGTCAGACTAACATCTAATCTATATAGCCCCTCTTCGGAGGGGCTTTTTGGAGTATCAAATGGCTAAAGTAACAGTAGCGAAAATCAAACTTACCGATAATTACGTAGGTCTGTCAGCAGCTGTTAAAGCTCTGGTAGATACCACACTTACCGCAGTAGCTGCTACATTCGCTAAGAGCGTAACTACTGATAAAGACGGAGATCAGGACAATGTTGTTATGATCTTAAAAGAAGCAATCGAACAACAGGTGGAAGCATGAAATGTATATGTAATATGCGTTGTTTCCTCCCTAACTCAGAAGGTAGAAATACACGCTATAATCCTGGCGATATTGATGAGTTTGAGGAACTCCCTCCCCACTTCTCAGAGATAGACAAAGCTGATGAAGTAGACTTCTTAACTGCTGGCTTTGAAGAGCTTCAGGAAAGAGATTGGTCTTTCGATGAAGCTGACGCTGCTATGGATCTAGTCTATAAGATGAGACTTGTAAGAGGATCTAAAGTGGAAGTAGTAAATCAGATTCTTGATATCAGAGACAGAAATGACCTTCAACCTGTAATTCCACCAGCGGCTGAATAATGGCAAACTCAGAAGTTAGTATATGTAATCTAGCGTTAGCGACATTAGGAGCTGACTCTATACGTGATTTCTCTGAAGATAACAAGAGAGCACGTATGTGTAAGAACTTCTATGATGCTACCAGAGATTACCTGTTGGCTAAGTTTGACTGGCCCTTCTCACGTTCTTTTAAGAATCTTAATCAGTTAGATTTAACTGGAGAAGATACACCTGATGGTGAGTATGGATACCAGTTACCTACAGATTGCCAGACTCCTAGAGATGTTCACCCTATGGGTAGCAGCACTCCTTGGAGAATTGTAGGACAAAGATTATACACAACTCTTACTGCTGTAGGATTATACTACACTAAGACAGAAACAAACCCAGCTATATTCTCTAATCCTTTTGTTAATTTATTAGCACTAGGAGTAGCTGTTAGGATGTGTGCTCCTATCACTCAGGATAAAGCACTAGCTAAGGTGCTATTTGAACAGTACCAAGTGGAAATGAGAGAAGTCTGGGAATCAGAAGCTAACGTAGGTAATGAGTATAGAATGTTTGACGAGAACCCAGAGAATGATAGCTTTGTAACTGGAGAAGCTCTCGGTAACCCTCCTTATACAGACACTGGAATACCTAATGAGTAACATACATCGTCTTAAACATACCTTTACTTCAGGCGAACTATCTCCTCTTATGGAGAATCGTACTGACTTTGATAGGTATGTTAATGGATGTAAGACACTTAAAAATGCTGTATGTATAACTCAAGGCCCAGCAACTAGAAGGCCAGGTTTTGAGTTTATATACGACCTTACCTCTCTTGGTATGGATCTTACCAACCCGTCTGTAAGGATGATACCTTTCATCTTTAACGAGACTCAAGCTTATGTAATGATCTTCTTCTACCATGTGGATGGTTTTGCTAGAGTAGTGTTTGCAGCACAGGATGGAGGTTTATTGATCTATCCAGATCCTGCCCCTACCGAATGCCCTGCTGGTACTCCTATATCCCCTGCTGTAAATATAGGGGATATCATATATCTGGCCCTACCTGCTGACTGGGATATAGATGCTTTTGATTGGGCGCAATCTGCTGATGAGATGTACATAGCACAGCCAGATGTAGCCCCTCATATCTTAACCAGACATGGACATACTTGTTGGACTGCTGATATAATTGTATTCACAGACCAACCAGCAGATTGGTCAGCTATAAATGGATGGCCAGAAAAAGTAACTTTCCACCAACAAAGATTAGCCTTTGCAGCTAGTACTATTAGACGACAAACTGTATGGCTTAGTAAAGCTGGAAGTTTCTTAGACTTTGGTATTTCTAGCCCTATAGTTGATTCAGATGCAGTAACATTTACATTAGACAGTGGAACACAGAACAAGATACAGTGGATGATATCTGCTAAGTCTCTTAATATAGGTACTCTAGGGAATGAGTGGACTGTTTCGGGTGCTACAAGAACCGCACTTACTCCAGAGAATATCTTAGCACAGAGACAAACTAATAATGGTTCTGAACCTATTAAGCCTTTGATGGTAGGTCTTACTACACTCTTCATCGAGAGACACGGTAGGACTATGAACGAGTTTGTATATGACTATACTTACGACTCTTATAAGAATAGCGATATTACGGTACTTGCTCCTCATTTAACTGAGCATTACTCTGTAATAGACTGGACTTACCAGCAGACACCAGATAGCATCATATGGTGTGTTAGAGAAGACGGTGAAATTATAGCTCTCACTTACCAGAGGGAGCATAAGGTAATAGGGTGGCATCACCATGATACAGATGGCTTCTTTAAAGCTATAACAGCAATTCCTGGAGATACTAGGGAAGATGATGTATGGACTATAGTTAATAGAGTTATAGACGGTGTAGCTAAATTCTACATAGAGAGAATGTCAGACTGGTTTAAAGGATCTACAGCACAGGAAGGACAGTTCTTAGACAGTTGGATAGAGTATAGTGGAGTACCTGCTCAGGTTATGACAGGGCTAGACCATCTTGAAGGTAAAGAAGTACATATACTTGCTGATGGTATGGTACATCCCCCTACTACTGTAGAGTCTGGACAGATAACTCTTAACGGAGAGTACTCAGAAGTACTTATAGGTCTTCCTTATATTACAGAGATTAGACCTCTATTAGCCGACATTCCTGATACTAAGGGAACTTCTATAGGAAGGATGCAACGCACATGCTATATAGATGTTATCTTATATAACTCATTAGGTATGTATGTAGGAAGAGACGACTCTGAAGATGGAGAGACGGAAGAAGAGATACCATTCAGAGTTCCAGGAGATTTAACAGGACAAGCAGTACCATTATATAATGGAATAAAGCACCTTAGCTTTATGGAAGGATTTGATAGGCAGGCTGAATACTTCATAAGACAGAAGCAGCCTCTACCTTTAACTGTCTTAGGTGTCGTAGACTCCACGGAGGTTTTAGATGGCTAATGGAGCAAGTACAGGATTTGTAACGGGGGCAGTTGGCGGAGCAGTTAGTGGTGCAGCAATAGGAAGTTTTGTTCCGGTAGTGGGTACCGCAGTAGGAGCAGTAGTAGGTGGGGTCTTCGGAGGAGTGACAGGGTATTTTTCTGGATCTTCCTCAGACGCTAGTATGGCTTCTTCTGCATCTTGGGCTAATTATAATGCTCAGATGCAGCAGAATATAGATAGATCTGACGCTAACAATAAGCTAATGCTAACAGGTATGAATGCCATACTTGCTAAGAACCAAGCTTCAGATCAGGCAGAACTAGCATTAGATACAGCAGCATATAACATAAGTATGATTAAAGCTACCACAGATTATAATGATGATCTGATGGAGCAAGAGTTATCCCTTATGTGGGAGTCTGCTGATCTCGATCTAACTCTCATGGAGAACCAGAGAGCAGTGGAGAGAGGAGGTATAGTAGCTAATCAATCGGTTTCTGGAACTACTATAGGTCTAGGCTCTAACGCAGATGTGGTAGTGAGCCAGAAGACACAGGAAGCACTAGACACTACAGTAGTAAGACATGGAGCTGACATTCAGGCAGCTAAGATATCAGATGCTAGAGCGCAATCTGTATGGCAAGGAGAAGTAGCTATGAGAGAAGCGGCGTGGCAAGGTGAGATGGGTGCTTGGTCAGCTCAGACTAACGCCAACACTCAAGCTATTAGTAGTTTGGCTTCTGCTGCTCTTGGTAACAGTGCTGCTATGACTTCCAGTGATTACAGGTACTCCTCTGCTGTACAAGGTGTCTCTAATGCTCAAGATACTTACGCCACACAGAACGATCAAGCTCTCGTAAGTGGGCTGTTCAGTGCTGCTGAAAAAGCAGCCTCGTATTCAGCCTCGTATTATGCTGGTAAAGGTACTGGAGATAGCTTAATAGGTAACTCATCAACCAACACGGAGATTGGTGGGATAGGTGGTAAATAATGCCAAGTGTTAAATTAGCATCACAAAGCCTCAATGTAGGTATCGGATCAGGAGGGATACGCCCCTCTTCTATAAGTGGATCTCAGTACTCAGGAACAAGAACAGCACCACAAGTAAATCCTAATGCTGCTCTGGTAAACTACACAGCTATGCCTGTTCCACAAGTTATACAGGATAAGACAGGAGTGGCTGCTCTTAACATGGTACAGGTATGGGCAAACTCTGCTTTCAAGTACCAAGAGAGAAAAGATCAAGCTGTAGCTGACAGAGCTGTACTTGAGTACTCTGACCAATTAAGAGACTCTTACTACGGTACTGTTGGGTCAGACGGAAAAGTACAAAAAGGATTAAAAGATTTAGTTGGGCAGGAGTCTTTAGACTCTTCTGAATCTTATACTTCTGGTATAGACTCTTCTATGAAGTCTATATTAGACAATCTTTCTCCCTCTCAAGCAGAGAAAGCTATGCTCCGCATGAATGGGGCTAGAAACACAGCTTTAAATAGGAACGCTTCACATCAAGTAAAGCAGATGGAAGTGGTAGAGCAAAACCTGAGAAATGAAGAGTACCAGACAACCCTACAGTCTATAGAAAATAACGTAGCAGAGGCTTATGCCTCTGGTCTTGTTGAGCGGACTGTAGCAAAATATGACACTCTTCAGGAACAACAAGCTGTAAGAGCAGGTTTGGCAGAGTTCTCATTGATAGAGACGTACAACAACCACCTAACAGTAAATGAGAATGATTATGTTGGGGCATATAAAGCCACAGAAGTAGTGGCAAAAAGAGTATTACCGACATTATCTGAGGTTGGGGAACAAAAGCTAACAACATGGATGCTAAATCAGAAGGAAGCTAGTACACAGAAAGCAGATAGAGACTCCAATAAGACTAGGGATCTAGCTAGAAATAAGGGACTTTCTGAGATATCTTCAAAACTTACTGAAAGTTACACCTCTTTCTCTGGGGCAGTCATTGCTGCGAGCCTACTTCAGGTAGACTTAATGAATGTAGGAGAACCAAACTCTTACGACAAGTCAGTGGTAGATAAAAATAGAATAGTGTCTAACTTCCTTAGTAAGCAAATGATGAGTAAAGGGGCTACTCCTGAGTCTGTAAACTCTCATTGGAATCAGAAAGTTATAGAAGCACAAGAGGCAGGAACACCTTTTAATCAGGAAGTCCTCAGACATGCTAATACCTTAGTTGTTGGTATGAGGAAGAATGAGACACAGAAGGAGCTTATACAGCAGTCTAACCAGTTAGAGGGTTCACTAGGTTTTGTAGGAAAATGGCCAGATATAACTAATGTGTTAATGGGTATGGGTCTGAGTCCTGAACGTGCTGAGATGCTACAGAAGATAAATATTAATTCTTCTGTGATACCAAGCGCTGAGGTGAGACAGACTCAACTTGCTTATAAATCTGCTCATATTATGTTTGCCAAAAAAGGAGCCTACCCTAAAGGTTCTGAAGAGAGAAACTCTCTATATGAGTTAGCTGCCCTTAATAAACTTACATCTACAGATCTACAGGATATACTGAAGATAAATGACGAGTCAGGTTCACGACCTAAAGTATCAGAAGATATTAAGGACGCTAATAAAGAAATAGAGTTCTATGGTACTTCTGGTATGCTAACAGGAGATATAAAGTATACAGTAGATGCTATAAAAGAGGCAGATCCAGAAGACAAAATAGAGATGGTGGAAGAAAATGCTATCATAGATTCAGCTATCAGCGAAGTGCAGGACGCACTGAGAGTATGGAAAAGTAACAATCCAGATACACCGTCTTCAGTGTTTACTAAGAAATACTTTGAAGAACACAAAAAGCAGGAGTTTGATAGAAGATTCTGGCAGAGTAACATAGTTCCTGAAGATGTGCTACCTAACGTACAGGTCGCTGAGATACCTGTCCCAGATCCCAACAAAGCAAGAACTAGAGCTATGCCTAACCATGTTAAAATGTACGAAGGACTTAATAACGAAGATAAAGCTATATACACCAAGCTAAAGATGCAAGACCCAAACTTACTGAAGTCTATACCTCCAGAGAATCTTCCTGCTGTATTGGACGTACTTAGAAAACAAGGTGTTATGTAATGGCTGATTTTGACTTATCACAAATATCTGGATATAAGAAGTCGGAGGTAGCTGATTTCGATCTGTCTAATATTACAGAGTTTGTTAAGATAGAGCAACCTAAACAAGAAGCTTTTGTACCTCCTGAAGTGGCCCCTGAAGTGCAAGAAGTGGAGGAGTCTATACCTACAGTGGAGAAGGGTCTTATAGACACGGCTACTGAAAGATACAAGCAAGGTGTGGTATTACAGTCAAGGAACATAGCAGAGAATAATTACAGGAGAACAGGTAATGAGGGGTATTTAGTAGAGTCAGATACTCTATCAGAGAATATAGTACAGTTAGACGAGTTAGATAGTGTCATGGAGAAAGCAGTTGGATACACTACTGAGAACCTACCTCAGATGAATCCAGCTCTTTACGGCCCTAGGTATATAGGTAAGTTAGAGGATGCTATAAAAGATAGAGCTACTATGTACTCTGGGGAAGAGATCAGCATGAGTAAAGTAGCTGGTCAAATAGCCCCTATAGTCCTAGGCTACAAATATACAGTAGCTAAAGCTGGTATAGAAGCTATGTATTTTGACGCTGCCGCTGGTGGGGCTTTCAGAGAACTTAGACTTATGGAGGATGCTGAAGGTAATAAGATGCCTTTGACTATAGCGTCAGCCGCAGCCGCAGGTGTGGGGATTTTCACCACGATAACTGAGATGGTAGGGGACTTGCTGATAGGTAAGGTCTTCAAAGCAGCAGGGATTCCTGTAGAGAAAATTATAACAGGTGCTGCTAAAAAACTATTTATATCTAAGGCATACCAGAAAGTAGGGCAAGCAGCCCTTACTTCAGTAGCTGGTAATGTAATAGAGGAAGTAACACAGCAGTCTTTTGAAGTCACTATGCAAGAACTCGCCAAAGAGTTCAGTAATGCTTCTGTAGGAACAGATATAAAACCAGCTACTTTCAATCAAATGTGGAGCGAGGTAGTTAGTGTAATAGAGCCAGCTTTCTACGCTGCTGCTGGTATGACTACAACAGCTACAGTAGGCGGTACTTCTTATAGAATGACACAAGAGAAGTTAGCAGATAATAAAGTTAAGAGAGAAGCTAATAACTTAACAGCCCAACTTGCCAAGCTAGAGGCTATGCAAGAGGAAACTAAGAATAACGAAAGAGTAGTGTTTGAGAAAGCTATAGATGAGCCAGGTATATTTGGGGACTCCAAGCAGAACCTAGATACTAGAAAAAATAATGCCTTGGAAGGTATAGTGTCTGTAGACGACACTAAGATAGAGGGCGCAATAAATGATCTACTATACACTAAGCAGGGAGATAGGTCTGCGTTTTCTAGGAAGGAGCAGAAGGAAGCCAAGGCTAAAGTAAGTGGGCTGCGTAAGGCTAAGAAGGATCTTAATACCAAGAAAAGAGAAGTAATAAATAAGAAAAAGCTAGTAGACAGCAAGAGTGGAGAAGGGCAGAAGTTAGAGGCGGAAAGGGCAAGACTATTAGCAGAGGTTAAACAACTCGATAGAGATATATCTCAGACTAACGACCTACTAGAGCAGATGATTAAGCCTGAGTTTCCTAAATCTGATAAGGCTCTGATCTACGGCTCAGATAATATTAAGGCTGCTAAAGATAAAGTATCTGAAGGTTTTATAGAAGACACAGCTATTACCGAAGAGTCTCACACAGCCTTTAAGAAAGAATTAGCAGCCGCTGCTAGAGAAGTAAGAAAAGCAATACTAGCCAGTGATAAAGAAGGGGAGCGTAGGGGTAAGGCTAAGATGAAGGATACCCTACAAAGGATGATGGATAAGCAGGGGGAAGTTACTAGGAAGAATAAAATAAGCAAAGACATTAAAAATCTAATATCAAAAGCATCTAAGAAATCTGGAGAGTATACAGCCGAGGTTCAGTCTTTCTTTAAGTCATTAAAAGATGTACAGAAAATGACATCTGAGAAGGCTACATGGAAGTTGCATAACATGCAAGCCGTTAAGATAAAAGAAGGGGAAATAGACTACACAACTGTAGGGGATCAGTTACTAATAGATGCTCTTAGGCTTAAAGCTGATGCTAAATCTATGGACTTTGCCCAGCTAGAAGAAGTACTAACTAATCTTAAACTCACTCTAGCTGAGGGGGCTTCTCTTAGGGAAATAGAAACATCCTTTCCATCTATTATAAGGGCTAGAACTACTGAGCGTATATCCTCAGAGATAGTAGGGCCAAAGGGAACTTTCGAGCAACAGAAGAAAATATACAACTCTATGACAGACGCAGAACGTAGTAACATTAAGTCATCTGAGAGAGCAGCAAGGTGGATAAAGAACCAACTACAACTTATAGGTAGTTTTATGGTTGCAGATTTACATACCATAGGAGAGATGATAACTGGTAGATCAGGCATCCCTTATGCCAAGACGAAGATGCGAGAACTATTAAGCACTATAGTTCCAGAGCGTACACAACGGGCGTTGTCAGCTTCTTGGGCCGAGTCATTACAGCTCTCCACGGCTTCTGCTTTTGGTATTCCTGTTATAGATAAGGATGGTAATAAGATATCAAGAGATAAGCTATCTTTACAGGTAAGAAGACGACAGAACAGAGAAGCCAATATATTAGTGGAGATACAGACTGCTAACGGGAAGCAAACTCTAAGACTACCCGAAGCTAGGAAGAGGTGGATGGAGTGGCAGGATACAAGCAGGAACGGTGGTAGAGACAGACTGGCTAAGCAGGGCTATACTGAAGACGGTATGGAGTCACTGTACGAAGGTATGTCAGACGGTAGTAAGAAACTGATAGATGCTCAGTTCAAGTTATATGCTTCTATATATGAGCAAGTTAACGCTGTGTTTAGCAGAATAAAAGGATACAACCTTCCAGAGATAGCTAAGTACTCTCCATTAATATCTAAGAAGATGATGGAGAGTATAGATAAGAAATCATCTAATATGGATGATTCTATATTCATGAGTGACTTATCAACAATGAACCCTAAGACAGCACAGAACCAGTCTGCCCTACAGGAGAGGGCAGGGACAGGGGAGTTAGTTGCTGTATCTGATGTAGAGGTTATGATGAGCTATGTATCAGATATGGCTCATTACATAGCTTGGGCGGATAAGATAAAAGATCTTAATACTTCTCTTAGATCCCCTGATTTTACTGTAGCTTTGGATATGAGATTTGGAGAGAAAAACAGAAGACATATAACAACTGTTCTTCACAATCAAGTGGATGACTTAGCTAGGGGTAGTACAGACTTTAGACAAAACTCTAAAACTTTAGATTTTATCAGGACTAATTTTACTGTAGCCTCGTTATCAGGAAAACTGTTAATGACCCCAAAGCAGCTTATATCTTTCCCAGCTTATAGTGAGGGTGTTAATAAGAAAGACTTCGCCGCCGGAGTTGTGGATTTCCTTAGAGATCCTAAGAAGGCCGTGAACACTGTCAGAGCGTTATCAAGCGATATAAACCTACGTGGGTTTGATTATGATAGAGACTCTAAGGATGCTACAGAGATAAACTTCGGAGACACAGCAGCAGCAAAATGGATGTTTGAGGCTAGAGAATTAAAGAAGATGGCGATGTATCCTATAAAATTGGGGGATAAAGGTGCTGCCTACCTTGGAGCGTATGCTCGCATGAGAGCTTTGGCTAAACAAGCTGTTAAAGAGAATAGGGTAGTTACTGAAAAAGAACTTGTCTTAGACGCTGAGGATTTTACAGCAGGTACACAACAGTCTAGTGAGGGTGCTAGGCAGTCTGGTATGCAGAGGGGAAACTCAGGATACAAATTGCTTACTTCTTTTATATCCTCACCACTAGCAATGCAACGTAAGATACTATCAGCCACTAGGCAGAGGTTTAATGGAAGGATAACCACAGCAGAGTGGGCAGAAGTTGTAGCTATACACCAGATAATAATACCTAGTATGTTTACTTTTGTGGCCAACGGTTTCCACTTTGATAAAGAAGACCAGTTACTCGCTGCTATGGTAGGCCCTTGGTCTGCCCTACCAATTCTAGGCTCTATTATAGAGAACATATTTAGAGATGCTGCTGGAGAAGAGATATATAAAGGTTCTCCTATAGCTGTATGGGATAGTGTACAAGCAGTACAAAAGGTACTGTCAGACGGAGTAAGACCAAAAGATGTAGCTAAATCCCTAAAGCTAGCAACACCAGTTCCATCAGTACAGCTATTAAACATGGTGGATGGTGGAAAAAACATAACAGAAGGGGACGTTATGATGGGATTAATGCAAACACTGGGTATGTCCGAGTATTCAGCAAATAAAAATTATGGAGATGGCCGATGACAGTAGCAGCAACAGCACCAATCATTACCTATGAGTACACAGGGCCAGCGGATTATGACTTTCCGTTCCGAGTGTTCACGGAGACAGATGTAGTTATATCACATATAGATCTGGACGGTGTTACAACCGTTCTGACTATAGGTATAGACTATACAGTACTGCTAACAGAAGGCATCATAGGTGGAACTAGTATTCTAACCTACGCTCCTACTACTGGTACTATAACCATGCTACGTAGACTTCCTCTTACCCAGACTACAGATTGGGTAAATAATGGCCCATTCGATATGGAGCTATTAGAGCAAGACTTCGATAAAAATGTTATGCTTCTGCAAGAGATGCAGGTGAGTGTAGATGGAGCATATGTTGTAAGTACTTGGAGAGGGGATTGGGAGGCACTAACCTATTACTCTAGTAGAGATACTGTAGAGAACTCAGCTACTGGTAACATCTATATATCCACTGTAGATCACATATCAGGTTCCGATTTCGATGCCGACTTGGCTGCTGGTATATGGTCACTGATGATCGACCTCGAAGCAGTGGAAGCAGCAAGATTAGACGCTGAGGAGTCGGCAGCAGAAGCCCTAGCTAGTGAGACAGCAGCCCTAGCTAGTGAGACAGCAGCCTCTTTATCTGAAACTAGCGCAGACACTGACGCTACAACAGCCTCTACTCAGGCAGGTATAGCTACTTCTGCTGCTACGGCAGCACAATTAGACGCTTGGACAGCAGAAGCCGAGAAGCTTACAGCAGCGAGTTATGCTGATGAGGCTGAAGACGTATTTGTAAAGATTTATACTTCAGACGGTGATGGTACTTTTACAGCTACCGACACTACAGAATACAGCGCACTGCATTGGGCGGCTAAGGCCGAAGAAGTCGGAGGTGATGTACCGTCAGGAGGAACAACTGGCCAAGTGTTGGCTAAAGCCTCAGACACTTCTCAAGACACTGAGTGGGCAGATGGTGGCGGTGGGGGAATGGCGTGGGAGGCTAGTGCCTCTGGTGATGTTACCGCTGTAGCTGGTGTTGGATACCTTACCTATACTGACACTGCCGCTAGGAATGTAAATCTTCCTGCTGGTGTTGTTGGCGAGAGTGTAGGTATAAACGATGTATCTCAAAACTGTGGAACCAATAATATTACAGTTATTACCAGTGGTTCAGAGAAGTTTATGGGATTAATTGAAAACTTTATTCTTGATATTGATGGGTCATCTATTGTTGTTACGTATGCTGATGCTACCAATGGATGGACAATCACCGATGGGAGTTGGTAATGAGTAGATTAGCAGATTTTTTTAAGACAGGAACGATAGCTAGACTTCCAATTGTTGCAGACGTGCTTACAGGCAATATTCAAGGACTTGAGTACAGCTACACGTCGGCTAATAGTATTACAGTAACTAAAGGCAACTGTTTTGATAGCCTGAATACAATAGTACTCACTGGCTCTGCTTCTCAAGTGGTTGCCATAGGGACTACGAGCAATCAGATATACAACTTGTTCCTTTGTGATGATGGATTGGTTAAGACTGATACTGATGTTGAAGGGGCTACGTTGCTGGCTGGGGCTGTTACGGCTTTGAGGTGGATTGGGTTTGTTAAGACCAATAGTGCTGGTGAGGTATGCGACTTCGCTATGAATGGAGATACTTACGCATTTGCTCAGGCATCTAAGTGTACATTTGTTTCTGGGTTTACTTCAACATCATATGTGCCTATAGATTTGTCTCCTATTGTTCCTGTTAGCAGGGTAGATGAGGTTTATATTGGTTGTTCTTATTCTAGTGCAAACGAGAATCATATAAGAATATCTAAAGATGCTGTGAATGTCGTGACATACACAATAGGGTATTCAAATATCACTGACACAATCAAAACTTATGGTCACGGCTTAGCCGGCTTTGCTCTAAGACAGATACCAATAAGTTCAGCATTATTTATGAAGACGGAATATGGCACTGTCTCAATGGCGATCCCACAAGTAACCCTAAAACGATAACAAGGAGAATAACAATATGAAATTCGCATATAAACCAGATCACACAGTAACAGGATACAATAGAGCAGCAACAGCAGGAACCGATGAGATCACCGGAACCTGCACGCCTCAACATTGGAACGTAACACCTCCAGAACATTCAACAGACGTACGCTTCTATACTGAAGTTGATGGGGTTCCTGTGGCCAAGTCACAGACAGAGATAAATGCTATCATTAGTGCTGATGAGAAATCATTAGCGGTATCCAGTACTATTATAACAATAGAGGACAGGAAGAGAGAAGAGAATCTTAAAGACTTTCCTTATAACGGGAACA